GGTTGGAATACGCTTTCTCCGATATCCGATTCTCCGACTTTATTTGGCGGGCGACGAAAGAGCGGCTTTCCATCTCCACCGTCACCAAGGACGCGGGAGTAATTGGCAAATAGCTGCAATAAAGCTTAGCCTCTAACTCCGGATACGAGATATTCAAGCCCGTAACACCCTTCTTTTGATCCGGCACCTCTATGACCGCAGTCTGAGAGACATCAAAATTAAAAGGCAGGTAACTGAGATCAAGCGGTTTATATTGTGCCTTCGAAGGTTCGATACGAACATAGCCCCGTGGCTTCGGCGTATATTCCACACACGAAATACAGCATATCCCTAAAAACAGAGAACCTCCTATGACAGCAGCTATCCATTTCATAAACATTTACTTCGTATCTTTCCCATTCTCATCATTCCCTGTACCTTCAGGGATACGGTTAAATTTAACCTTTAATATCCTCCTGTTATCCACTTCCAGCACTTGAAAACGATATTCCTTAAAATCTATAATCTCCCTACGGCGTGGAAAATCCCCTTTTATCTCCAACAAAAGACCGGCCAAAGTTTCCACTTCTTCCGTCAATTTACCAAAATCTGAGGGATCGGCATCGATAACCCGGAAGAAATCCGTCAATAATATCTTTGCCTCAAAGATCAAGCTACCGTCTGCTAAACGGATGAATTGTTGCTCATCCTCATCATACTCATCGGAGATCTCTCCGACAATTTCCTCTAGGATATCTTCCATCGTCACGATACCGGAGGTACCGCCAAACTCATCGACTACGATCGCCATATGAATTTTATTGGTACGGAACTCTTCCAGCAAATCATCGATCTTCTTGGTTTCCGGCACGAAATAGGCCGGTCGGATCAAGCTCTGCCAACGGAATGTATCGGGCTTGTCAATATAGGGCAATAAGTCCTTGATATATAAGATACCTTTTATATTATCCTCAGTCTCGGAATATACCGGAATACGCGAATAGCCGGATTTGATAATAAAATCAACCACCTCACGGAAACTGATCTTGATCTCGATATCTTCCATATCCAGACGAGGAGTCATGATCTCATCAGCGGTCTTATTATAAAACTTGATAATCTCCGCCAGCATCTCCTTCTCCTCCGGGATCTCGGTAGAGGTTAGCTCTAACGCTTTAGAAAGCTCATCTACAGAGATATCATATTTCTTTTTCGCTAACGCTTTATTGATGACCGATGTGGAATTAACCAAGATTTTCGAGAATGGGCGGCAGAAGCGTTCCAAACCACTTAATACGGAGGCTGAAAAACGAACAAAACGCAAAGAATTCTTCTGTGCGTAAATCTTAGGCATGATCTCCCCAAAAAGTAAAAGCAAGAAAGTCAGTAGAATCGTCTCAAGCACAAAGCCTAGAAGAGGAGCGGCCGAGAAATTAATCCAAGCGTTAATCGCATAGGTACACAACATAACGACCGCCACATTTACGAAATTATTAGCGATCAATATAGATGCCAATAGATACTCCGAACGTTCAAGGAGACGTTTGATAACAGGATCTGCCGGGCGATTCTCTTCCCCGATCTCATTTAGGTCGCCCGGGGTTAGAGAAAAGAATGCCACTTCAGAGGCCGACACGAAGCCGGAAACAAACAGCAGTAAAAAAGCGAGGCTTAATGCGATCACAGGACCCGCTGTCAGCGCCTGCACCGTTACGTTTTCAAATAAGCCCGATAAATAATAGTCCGAGTCCAAGGGAAACAGTATTAGTTAAACAATATCAGAACGGGAGATCATCCGCGTCACTGGATTCTGAGAATGCGCTAGGCTGCGAGGCGGCTGGCTGTTGATAAGCGGTATTTGGCGCCGTAGTCGGTTGAGCCGATTGTCCTTGCCCCACATTGGGCTGCATACTACCGCCTTGTGCAGTCGTATTTCCACCATCGGCCGGACGGGAACCCGTACTGTAAAACTCGATACGATCCGCATGGATCTCCGTAACATATCGTTTCACGCCGCTTTGGTCATCATAATTACGAGTACGAATCTTGCCTTCCACATATACACCGGAACCTTTACGTACCCATTTTTCCACGAAAGGAACCAAATCCCGACGAACTACGATATTATGCCACTCCGTACGTTCCGGAACCACCGTTCCATTTGCCAACGTATACCCACGTTCCGAGGTTGCCAGCGGGAAATTAGCGACAGCGGCACCACTGTCAAAATAGCGAACGTCAGGATCTTTGCCTACGTTGCCGATCAATATAACCTTATTCAATGACATAATTCAAATTCTTAATAACCATACAAAGAAACACAAATTCAATCATTCTCACAAGTTTCCGTTTAATTTCTCTAAATCAGATAGTGAAATTTCACCTATGTGAGTTTCAAGACTATAGAAGAGACAGTTGTAGAGATCTCATTCACAGATGATATCTAAAAGAACCAAATTGAAGAACGAATTTGAAGAACCAAATTAAAGAACCGATATGATGGAACAACAGATATTCATTAACGAGATACAGACATCTTTTGTATTGAGGCAACCAAAGTCAACTAAGCCGACCAATATCTATTTAGTATGTCGGATACAAGGGAAGCAAGTTAAACTAGCTACAGGGGTTAAAGTGTATCCAGAGCACTGGAACACAAAGAAACAAGAAGCCTATATAAGTGTTCGTCTAACAGAACTAGATAATCAGAATAATGAAATCGCCAATAAAAAAATTAAAGCACTTAGAGACAGTGTATCGTCTTATAAAGAGTATCTTTGTGATAATCCCGACAAGATCACGAACAGCTTAAACATCCTGCGGGAGTATATCTATAAAGACTATAAGCATATAAATAGAATTAGTAAAATGAAACAGCAGATCAGCGCAACATTAGAAATGAAGCAACTTATAGATAGGCAAAGCACAAAAGAATCTACCAAGAAGGGGAATATTGGTGCTATAGGATACCTAGAAACATTCCTAAAAGCATCCAAAATTGATAACACTTGGAATAACATAAACCTTGAAACACTAGAGCAGTTCAAACAATATTATATAAATAAGAAGACTAACGCTACTACGATCAATGCTTATATCAAGAGGATACTTGCAGTATGCAGAATTGCTAACAAATCTAGCAAAATTCAATTTAGCTTTGAGGGTAACAACTTACACTTATTAGAATTAATTAAGGATAACACTAATAAAACTAAGCGTAAGAATAAACAAGTGGCACTAACGGAGGAACAAGTAATGTCACTATACAGCTACACCCCAAAAGGAAGGAAAGCTACAGATTTAGAAGAGATTAGAGACATATTTATACTTCAATGTTTAGTTGGGCAACGTATATCAGATATGCCTAAATTCTTTAATGGAGACTACAAGTATGATAGCAAGACTAACACCATAACTATAACACAACAAAAAACTAATGAAATGGCTATCATACCATTACTTCCATTGGCTAGAGAGATATTAAACAAGTACAATAATAAAAAGATGATAGTAGATATAAATACTATTAAAGACTTTAGAATGAATAAAGATATTAAACGTATTGCCGAGGCTGTAGGACTTAATGAACCTATAGAATACCAAGAGCAGAAAGGTACTGATATATTGAATATTACCAAACCATTACACCAGATGATACATTCACACACCGCAAGGCATACATTTGTCACAATTATGTGTCGTATGGGAATACCTAAAGACGTTGTGATTATAGCAACTGGACACGAAGATACAACTATGATAGATGCGGTATATGAACATCTTAATGAACAGGACAAAGCCAACAAGGTACATTCCGCATTCAATAAATTAGATGGTAAACTATTTAAAATGGATCAAGTAGACACTCCAATTATAGCTAAAGACGAGAATAAGCCTCCGAAACCCAAGACTAATATATTAGATTATTTATTTGCGGAAGCTACTTTATTGAGACTTGACCAACTACATAGCAGGGATGTCAATATTTATGAGTTGCCAGATATATCTAAAGCAATCAGAGTTATTAAAGACCTATCTACTATAAGTAAAGCTCAATCATTCTTAAATGGCATTGACAAAACTATACTATATGGACGTATTAATAAGATCTCAGAAATATTATGGTATATAGGTAAACATTATGCAGATGCTACATTATATCAGTTATACGAACAAAAGGTTATTGAGCTAGGTTTATCAGATAGCATTAATCAGATCACGAGTGAGAATATATTACACCATCTTTGGCAGCAGGAGATAAGTAATGAAGAGCTAGACTGAAACTCCAACACAGAATTAAGCTTAATCCTTTAACAATAAACCCCAGCCCACCAATTAAGGCAAGCTGGGGTTTATAATTAAAATTTAGGCAGAAATCTTAGACCACCTACCATTTACCAAGGCAAATCTTTGAGCCTTATTTGAAGGGATCATAATAACCTTCTTATAGTAGTTACCGTTATCGGCTGCTGTAGTAGTCGGACAGTACTTATAATCTATAGTACCAAAGTTCCTAATACTGCTTACAGAGTACCAATAAGCATTAACTTTAGTTCCATCTATAAAGAAGTTAATGTAGTATGCTGTATCTGATTGGCTATCTTTCTCATCCTTCACTAAGGACTTATATTTAGATACTTCCATTAAGTGAGTATCATAGCCTTCATACTTAATATCTCTTACCTTTATTTCAGCTACCACCTTCTTATCCTTATAAGTAAAGTAGTAGTCCACTGGTGCATATTTATCTTCTGTAGGGTACAGATTAGTAGCACCCACTTGTATTAAAAATGATTCTAATAGTTTTCTTCCATTTAGTTCTAATTCATCAAATTTATCCATTTAAGCTAGTAGTTTATACTAGCCTGTATTCCATTATTATAAGTCATAAATCATTCACATTAACCATATACCATTTACAGGCTAATGGGTTATTCTATTGCTAAGATCTCTTCCTCTTCTGTTTCCGATACAATTCTGTTACCATCTTCATCTACCCACATAATTACCTGTTTTAAGTGAGATAATAACCCGATCTATTTCTTTAGTAATGTGGTCTTTAATATCATTTACCACCACCCTAGCCAGCCCATATAACAAAGCTGCTAATAAAATCATTAATAAGTAAGTCATAGTATATATAGTTTAAGTAGTTAATAATCAAAGTAAAGTAAGGCTATCTTCACAGACCACCTTACTATGAATAACGAATCTCAATAATAATCTTTATGTTCGGATAATCTATAAGACAGTAAATCTAAATACAGAATTTGGTGTGTAAATAAATTAATAGAATCTATGTAGTATGATAATCTATAAGGAGAATATTTGTATTAGAAGTATCTGTAGTATTATTACTTTTATTAGTAGTAAAGTAGAACTAAATTACTCACTAACCAGACCGATAAAGCCATTCCCATATAACTCTTTATCATATTGCAAATATAATAATTATATTTTACATATCAAAGCTAAATTACAATAATTTTAACATTTCATTTAAACGCTATCTTAGGTCTGATTATTGTAGTTGAGAATAAAGGTTTAGTAGTATATCTGTAAGGAAATCATTTTCTTCTACAGTTTTAAATCTTTTCCTGTCTTTAAGTTTAGTAGCATTATAATAAAGAGAGAAATTAGCTGTTAGTTCATTAGTACCAGTTAGCAAACCTGCCATCATTATACATTTAGAACCTTTGTAAAACTTAATACAACCACCTTCATTATAAAGTCGGATGATATATTTAATTCCTATGCTGTTTAAAATTTCCTTAGCTTTAATACCAGCTTCTACTGCATCTTCCTTTAGCTTTAATATTCTAGCTTCTTCTGATTCCTTTGTACTGGGTGTAAATTCAATAGCCATAGCTTACTTAATTTTAATGTACTGAATAATATAACCTCTTACCTGCTTACCATCTATTCTTTTCCTAGCTTCCTTAATCTTAGCATAATCTTCAAAGTCTTTAATACTAGCCTTTCCTTTAATTCCTAATGTGCCATAAATACTATTCAAGCAATCTTTAATATCAGCAGAAGGAATAAATTCACCGATTCTAAATGCAGGAATAGTAAGCAGTAACTTAGCTACCTTAGCATTATTATCCATCTTTTCAGAGATACTAATAAGAAGTCTTTGAATATGTGAAGTATGATATTTAAGTTCCCTAATCTGTTCCATACCTAGTAGTTCATAAGCATCTTTGATATAGCTATACTTCTTCTTTAATAAGGCTAGTCTATCATTATCTGTAAGACTGAATACCATACTTTCCTTTCTTTGCATTATAGAATCATATTCTTCTATGGCATCCTTAAAGGTAGTTCTGGCTGAATCATTCTTTAATAGCTTATCAGAAGTCTTATCTGTACTGCATCCTACAGCCATACCTGCCTTATTATATTCAGTACTTAAATTAACTTGTAAACTATATGTATGGTTAAGTACCTTGAAGTTATAAATATCCAGCTTCATCCTATTAGGATCAAATATAAATTCACCAGTATCTTCATCCTTCCAAATGTAATGATAGATGCTTTCTTTAGTTCCTTCCTTAATTTCCTTATCACTATTAACCTTAGTAGTATACGATTTAGCTTTCTGTTCTTCTTCCAGAACAACCTGCTTATATTCTTCATAAGTAAGGTCTGTATTGTATCTGGTAGCTTTATAAAGATGTGTGATAGAATCTGCATACTGGGTATCTCTAATTCTACCTACTATCTGTCTTACCTGTGTACTAATATCCATTAAGGTTTGCGCTTTACTACTTTCAGAGATAATATAAATTTTACCTTCTGTATCAAATAAATCACAGCCTTCAAAACAGGTGGAAGTATAGAAGTTTATCTTCTTCACAGGATCAGTAGTTTCACCATTGGTAACACCTTGACAAGTATGCTTATAGGTTTCATTATTCTTACTAAAGATGATTCTGGTATTCTCATTAGTAAGGTTACAGTTCTTAATCATAGTGGCTATAAATTCCACCGAGTTTACAAAGAAGTGAGCATTACCGAATACTTTACCTTCTAAGAAGTCATTGATAACTTTCTTCACTGTAGCACCTACATACTTACATTGTACTGCATTTACCTTTACTTCGGTCTTATGTTCCCAGTCTATCTTAAAGGTCGGAATATCCTTTAGTTCTTCCAGCATTAAATCATATTCAATAGGGGTAGCTGTTAAGAATGACCATTCTTTGAATTTAGTATATTCATCTAGTACAGTCCTTACAGCCTTGTTCCTAAATACATACTGAATAAATAACAGGTGTAGTTCATCTATTAGTAAGAAGAAGTTATAACCAGTAACACCAGCTACTTTAGCCAGACTATCATAAGTACACATAATCTTTTTAGCACCTTCCTTAGTATTTAGGTATTCTCTAATTTCGTATGTAGTAACACCTTCATAAACACCTAGTACATTAACCTTACCATCTGTATTATATTTCTGCATCTTATTCTTAATTAGTGATACAAAGGGAACACATATAATAGTATCTTTACCATCTTCTAAAGCTATAGATGTTCCACCGCATCCTACTTTACCTTTATCTATTAAATATCCTACTGGTAATCCATCCTCTTTGAATAATGAATATTCACCTAAATACTTGTACTCTTTAGTAATAATAATATTTGTCATAATTGCAAATTATTTGTAGCTATTCGGTTTAAAATCTGGAGTTTAGAAGCATCTGGAGTTTGAATTATGGGTGTGACCATTTTTGGTATTCTTTCTATAGAAGATTGAGGTTTCATTACCAAAATTTGTCACACTTGAAATAAAATAATAAGCGTATCACTACGCTTACTATTCCTTGCTAAACTAACTCAAACTCACAAATTATGAATGAATAATTAACTTCAATACCAAAAATATGCTCAAAAGGTACTGTGGTATTAACTTTGCTATCTTATTTATGGCTATTAGTAGCGAGGCTGGGAATCGAACCCAGAGCATTAGGGAATGAGCCTAATATGCTACCATTGCACCACCTCACATATAAAATGAACTTTTAGAGTGTTTTTAAGAAGGGAAACTGGCTAACTAGATAACCAGTTCCCTAGGCAATAGAATTAGATCTATGTTTTAGTATGATAGTTTCTCTCATTTATTGTAATACAAAGATAAGAAGTATTCTTGACATATACAAATATTTAATAATATTTCTTAAACATTATATTTATGCGGTTATAAGCATTGTATATTGAGGTCACAGCAAGGTAAGTGAGGGATGAAGCAAGGTGAAATATAACTTTTTATCGCTTCTATCTATCAGTCCCGCATCCAAGGCGGAATATACCGTGTTATGTTGTACTCCTATTTCGTGAACTATTCTATTCAGAGATAGGTCTACTATATTGGATGCTATTCTAGTCCAGCACTTGAATCGGATTAGGAAACCTATTACATTCCTATCTACATCTGTATCTAATAGGCTGCTATCTATGGTTACAAAGAACTTGGTAGGTTCTGTATAGCTATACTTATTACTGCATCCAGTTCTATCTATTGTTAGGTTGGCTACTTCTTCAAACTTCTTTAGATGGTTAAAGATGGTAGTTTCACTAACACCTGCTATTCTTACTATATCTTTAATAGTACTATCTGGATTCTTACTAATGGCTATTAGGGTGCAGAAGTAAGTAAATGCTTCATTGTTAGTAAGAGATTGTAGTATAGGTATGCTTAATTTGATATTCATTGCTTAGGGTGTTTGATAATTGATAGAGGTTATCTATATTTGTATATTATTTAATCTATATGGCTATGTCGGAGGATAAGAAGGAATGCTTTGTAATAATGCCCATTAGTGATGCAGAAGGCTATGATAAAGGACATTTTACTAGAGTTTATGAGCATCTAGTTAAGCCAGCCGTGATAGAGGCAGGATTTGAACCTATGCGAGCCGATGATACATCCAAAGCAAACTTTATTGTGGTGGACATATTAAAACAGATACTAGAATCAGATATGGCTATATGTGATTTAAGTTCTAGGAATCCCAATGTGTTTTATGAACTTGGTATTAGACAGGCATTTAATTTAAAGACTGTCTTAATTAAGGATATTAAAACTACTATGCCATTTGATATAGCTGGTATTAGGACTTTACATTATAATGAGAACCTAAGGATAGATGAGGTCAAGAAGGCTATACCAGAAATGTCTAAATGTATTAAAGAGACTTATGAGACAAATGATAAAGATGTAAATTCTTTATTGCAGCTATTGTCAATTGATAAGCCCGCCACTTTACCAGATAAGGTAACTTTATCAAAAGATTCAAATTTAATTCTTAATGCTATTAACGATTTGCAGAAGCAAATAAGTTCATTGGAATATGCTAAGCTTATACACAGGAACAAGGAGGTTATGTTACCCAATGGTGAAGGCATTCCACTTGGAATGTATGTATCTAATAAAAACAATCTAATAATTGGCAAGATTGTAGCTGAAACTTCTGACAAACTAATTCTCTGTGATGATTATGATAATTTAAACTATTTAGATAAATCTGAATATATAAATAAAGGCTTTACATATGTTCCATTCTAAAAAAAAATCTAGTGATGTTCTTTAGCGTGGCACTCTTTACAGATAGACATAAGGTTGTTAAAGTCAAATGCTTTAGATAGTCTTTTAGTGCCAGTATAGTTCATAAAGGAATCTATGTGGTGAATATCTTCTGCTGGTTTAATAATATCTTTGGCTAAACAGAGTTCACATAATGGCTGTTGCATTAGCTTAGCTAGCCTTAATTCTTTCCATTTGGTAGATTGGTATATCTTCTGTCTTTCTTCCCTGTTAAATGTTCTGGAAGGTTGCTTATTCGGTTTCTTTAGATATGGCATATAGTTCTGCTGGTATTATGTATTCACCTTCTTCATTCTGTACCTCTAATGATGCTAATTTACTATTCATTGTATAGCTGGACTTCTTAGCATAGCATCTAATGGTATTGAATTGAAGTCTTAGTAGTTCTAATACAGATTCTTCTGTTACATCTTCCAGTCCTACTTCCATACATCTTATTACTGCTTTCTGTAGGAAATCTTCTACAGTCTGGGACATATAGATATTGTCTTTATAGTATGTGGTGTATTGCTTTACTAATTTAGGGTAATGTTTGCCTATTATATCAGCTATCTTAGAAGCATTCTTATGCAGAGGCTTATCTATTACAGTATTGTAATTGTATTGGTCATATTGTGGCTTCCAGTTAATTATCTTATCTGCTGTTTCTATATCAATGTGAAATAATGCTGCTGCTTTGTCTAGTCCGTAATCATAAACATACTGTAGAAGGACTGATTTAGGTGGTCTTATCATTTTTGAATTTAATGTATTGGTTAATAGTTTCTCTATTGTAATCGAAGAAGTCTTTTAGTATGGCTTCTATTAGTGTCGCTTTATCTGATTTGCTGTTAGTATGTTCATCTATAATATCAATATTTCTATTAAAGAAATCTGCTAATATCAATCTTAGTAGTTTAGACCTGTCTTTACCTAGTAATTGCTGTAGCTCTGTTAGCAGCAGGTCGGTATTCAAGTCTATTTTAGCTCTAATTTCTATTGGGTAATTACACCGTCTCTCCATAGTTTTACCTTTAATTGTATTACAAATTTACTAATACCTTAATAGACTTCCAAATAAATAATTCACATTCTTTAATAATTACATTGCAATGATTATAAGCCTATTAGAGCCATTGTATAGCTTTATAAATTATAAAAATTAAATAGACTATAATATGATTGATTACACTATTCCAAAGGACATTGAAAAGGATGCCAAGGATTATATGCAGAATGTACTGGAACAGCTAGATAGTACTGGTATGTTAGAGAATGTAGATAGTGCGGCTTTAACGATGCTGGCTAGAAACTATAGTATGTTCATTAAGGCATCCAAGCAGTTAGAAGATGAAGGTTTGACCGTTACCAGTGATAGAGGTAACATAGCACCGCACCCAGCTATTAAGATTGCTAAAGATGCACAAACACAAGCTATGAAAGTTATGCTGGAGTTCGGACTAACAGCTAAAGCTAGAACTAAATTGCCTAAAGTAGAGCAGGACGGATATAGCCCATTTGAGCAGTTTATAAAGGAAGGAAAGGAAGTTAGATAATGAATACCAAACTTTACTATGATTACTGTAGTAAGGTTCTTAATGGTGAAATAATAGCTGGTGAGACTATTAAGCTGGCTTGTAAGAGATTCCAGAATGACCTTAAAAGGGATGATTTGGAATTTAAAGAGGATAAGGTAGATAGAGCCATTCTATTTATCAGCACATTGAAACATTATACAGGTAAACATTCTGGTAAACCATTCACCTTAGAAGGATGGCAGCAGTTTATAATAGCTAATATAGTTGGATTCTACTGGAAGGGAACTACTACCAGAAGATATACTAGCAGCTATATAGAAGTAAGTAGAAAGCAGGGTAAGACAGCTTTAGCTGCTGCTTTATGCTTGTATTATTTAATAGCTGATGGTGAAGATGGTGCAGAAGTATTATTGGCTGCTAATAGCAAGGAACAGGCTAAAATTGCATTCGATATGTGTAGCAAGTTTAGTAAGGGACTGGATTCTAAAGGTAAGTATCTTACCGCTTATAGGGCTGATATTCTGTTTAACCTTACTAATTCCAAGTTGAAAGTATTGGCTGCTGATGATAGTAAGTTAGATGGTTTTAATGCCAGTTTTGGGTTGTTGGATGAATATCACGCCGCTAAGAATAGTAAGGTTAGGGATGTTATCAAGTCTAGTATGGGAATGAGAATGAACCCACATCTTTGTACTATTACTACCGCTGGATTTGACAAGACCTTACCCTGTTACCAATTAAGAACCGTAGCTATAGAGGTGCTGAACGGCTTAAAGATAGATGATGAAATGTTTATAGCTATCTATTCTTTAGATGCTGATGATGATTGGAGAGATGAAAAGAACTGGGTTAAATGTGCGCCAAACTTAGATATTACAGTTACTTCCAAATACATTAGGGGACAGGTACAGCAAGCTATTAATAACCCTGCTGATGAAGTCGGAGTTAAAACTAAGACCTTAAATTTGTGGTGTGACAGTTCTAATGTATGGTTACCAGAGGATTATATTATAAAATGCAGTAAAGAAGTTGACCTTAATAAATTCGCTGGTATGGATTGCTATGCAGGTGTGGATTTGGCTGCTACTTCAGATTTAACTGCTGTAGCTTACTTAGTAGTACAGGATGGTACTTACTACTTTAAGACACATTACTATCTTCCAGAATCAGCATTAAAGGATAAGGCAGATAAGGAACTTTACAAATACTGGAAGCAGCAGGGGTATCTTACAGTTACCAGTGGTAATGTTACTGATTATGACTATATAACTGCTGATATGCTTAGATATGCTGATGTAGTTAATATCCAGTCTGTTGGCTATGATAAATATAATGCTACACAATGGGCTATAGATTCTACAGAGCAGGGACTACCATTAGAAGAATATCCACAAACACTAGGTAACTTTAATATGCCTACTAGAGAACTGGAAAGGCTAATACTATCTGGTAAGGCAGTTATTGATAACAATGAAATAAATAGGTACTGCTTTAGAAATGTTACTTTGAAGTCTGATTATAATGGTAATGTTAAACCGAATAAGGCAGTAGACAAGAAGAAGATAGATGGAACTATAGCAATGATACAAGCATTAGGTATGTATTTGCGAAACCCTAGATTTAGCAATGAAATTATCACAATTTAATGGGACTTTTTACTAATTGGTTTAAAAAGAAAGAACCAGCGCAGGAAACCAGAGGGTTATTCTGTGATTCATTGATGTATAATATGAATGGTGGCTACACTACTAATAAGGCTATGCTTCTTAGTACTGTTTACAGATGCGTGGATGTTATTAGTGACGCAGTGGCACAATTACCATTAGAGCCATACTACATTAATGATTCTGGTTATAAGGAGAAATTTATTAAGCATCCTACCTATTATTTACTGAACAAAGAACCTAATCAGAAGATGAGTAGGTTTACTTTTATAAAGACTTTGATAGTAAGTACACTACTTAAAGGTAATGGATATGCTTATATAGAAAGAGATACTAAAGGAGACGCAATGGCACTTCATTATATACAACCAGATTATGTTACTATTACTGAACAGAAGGACGGAATTAGATATAATGTTGTAGGTATTAAAGGACTTGTAGAGCCTTGTAATATGATTCATATACTGAACTTTAGTTATAATGGTATTACAGGTATAAGCACTTTAGAGCACGCCAAACAGACTTTAGGACTGGCTACAGATTCAGAATCACACGCACAAGGATTCTTTAAAGGAGGTGCTAATTTGGCTGGAATCTTAAAGGTACAATCTACTTTAACTGGTAAGCAGAAGGTAGATTTAAAAACTAGCTGGCAGACAGCATTCAGCCCCACTACTGGTACACCTAATGGAGTGGCTGTATTAGAAGGAAATATGGACTTCCAGCCTATTACAGTGAATCCCGCTGATGCACAGCTATTAGAAACTAGACAGTTTAACGTAATTGATATATGCAGGTTCTTCGGGGTATCACCAGTTAAAGCATTTGACTTATCTAAGAGCAGCTATAGTACTGTTGAGGCTACCCAGTTAGCTTTCCTTACAGATACATTGTCACCATTACTAGAGAAGATAGAATTGGAGTTTGAAAGAAAGCTGTATAAGCCTTCTGAAAGAAGTAGAATAGATGTAAGATTTGATACATCTGTATTACTAAGAGCGGATAAACAATCTTTAGCAAACTACTACAATACACTATTTAATATCGGTGTGGTTAGTGCCAATGAGATTAGAAAGCAGTTGGATTTACCTGCTGTAGATGGTGGTGATTCCCACTTTGTACAAGTAAACCTTATGGAACTAAAGAACGCTGCTAACAATATACCCACCAATAACGCAATAGACAATGATACAGACAATTTACAAGGGGACTGACTTAGTATTTAATATTAAGTTGGAAGATAAGGACGGTATTCCCTTTAGGGTAAGAAACACTTCTGAATTTATACTAAGACTTTACACCACAAACCCAACAGAGTTTATAGAATGTCGTTTTAAGGATGGTGATTTGACTGGTATAATTGAGGAGGATAGAATAGATAAGGCGGTTATTAATTCATCTGACCTAGATAAGCTACAATCTGGACTAATCTATTACAGCTACAGCTTTAAAAGTCCTAATGCTATGTTCAATGATGCTTATTATGACGAGGTAGTTAAAGGGCAGACTAATTATTATTTGAAGTAATGGAACTACAGAGAGCAACTAAAGAAGGAGTATTAGAACTGGACAGAATCAGTGCCAAGATTGGTAGTACAGTTAATGCTGTATGGGGAACTGTAGAAGGTGATATTACTAAGCAGACAGACTTACAACTAGAATTGCAAGGTATCAAGGATTCAATACCAGTTACAGTACCCGCTGACGGTGGTAATGCAGATACTGTAAACGGACATACAGTGGAATGTGATGTACCTGCTGATGCCAAGTTTACTGATACTATATATGATGATTCCGCTTTAAAAGCCACTGTAGCCAACAAGGTGGATAAAGTATCTGGCAAAGGTTTGTCTACTAATGATTACACCAATCCAGAGAAGCAGAAATTGGCTGGACTTAGTAACTATGATGATTCAACACTAAGGCAATATATCACGTCTTTAGAGGAACAGAACAAGCTATTAAAGGAACAAGTGGAAGCACTACAGGCTAGGGTTAATAATAAAGGTTGGATTCTATTAGAATAATAATAACACGATGAGAGAACTAAGAAACTGTAATGAAATCGTAAAGATGGATTCCAGAACAGTAGAAGGCTATGCTTTAGTATTCGGTAAGCAGTCTAGGGATTTAGGAGGCTTTACTGAAGTAATAGAACCTACAGCCTTAGAAGGTATTTTAGAAAAGTCTGATATACTATGTTTACTTAATCACAATGAGGATAGAGGTATATTAGCTAGGTCTAAATATGGTACTGGAAGCCTAGAATTAACTATAGATGATACTGGACTTAAATACAGGTTTGAAGCACCTAACACTGTTTTAGGTGATGAACTGTT